GATTGTTTCGGCGTGTGCGCTCTCGCTGCGGTTCACGTAATAGGTCAAGTCGATTGCGAAGCTCTTGACCGTGGGCGTCGCCACCGTGACCTGATCCGTCAGCGGGCGGATGCTGCCGTCCCGGAGATAGTTCTGGAGGCCGGTTACGACGCCGGAGGCCGGGATGGTTCCGTCCTTCATCAGAATGTAGACCACGACCTCGCAGGGGTTCGGGCTGGTAGGTTTCACGCTGCCGATGTCCGTGTTGAAGGTCCGGCTCCAGTAGATATAGGCATCATCGGGTCCGGCCACGCTGTAGCTGGACGGGGCAAGGAATACCCGCTCCGCGAGGCTTGCGTCCGTTTCCAGGTCGGTGCCGCCGCTGGAGGTGTCCGTGTTCGCCACGCTGGCAACGTAGGCCACGGGGTCCACGAGGACGTTGATCTGCCCCGCCGTGAGGTCGTTCCCGGCCACGCCGACCGCCGTGCATTCCGCCTCGATGTCCACGGTGAGGCTCCCGATGGGGACCTCTCCATATTCGAGGGTCTGAAAATATACGCCGTCGCCGTTGGTGACGCGGGTCCCGGCAGGGATGCCGACCGCATAGCTCTTTACCTCCGAAAGGGTGAAGCGGATCGTAGCGGTGGCCGCTGCGGGCTGCTGCCTGGTAACACCACGGCCAGCGGCCAGGTTGTCCAGGAAGTCGCCATAGCTGTATTTCAGAAGGTCCTGCTTCCCGGCCCTCTCCACGTATTGCTCGATCTGGTAGAGGTCAAGAGCCACGGTGTAAATCAGTATCCTCATGGGGTCAGCGGGTGCGAGGCTGATTTCCTTCCCGGTCAGTTCCTTGTAACGGGCCTCATAGTTTGCAATGAGGCGGGTCTGCATCTGTTTCAGGGTGTCGTTATCCGTGAAGGAAACGTCCGGGAGGTCAAATACGGATTGCAGGGTATCAGCCACTTGTAATCACCACCTTTGCTATGATTTTCCCCTCCATGTCGGAGGTGCAGGTTACTTCGAGGACGCGCACCCTTGGTTCGTAGCGGTCCACCTTGTCCATGATCTCCACGGCCAGGAGGTTCTGCGCTGCCCCGATGGGGTATCCGATGAAGTCCTGGTTCAGTCCGAAGTCACGGTCAAGAGGGGCGGTCCCTGCCGGGGTCAATACGAGATTTCGGAGGCAGCGGAGTATTTCTTCCGCCTCCGGCAGTTCTCCCCGGATATTGAATTCAACATCTGCAAGGGTCATAAGTATTCCTCCATGGTCACGTTGACGGTGGCCCTTACGAGCTGCCCTTCCTGGAGGACGTAATCCCACGCCTCGCTGATCTTTTTGATCTTGAAGCGGTTACTCCCGACCCTCCGGCCTCCGAGGACCAGCGTGTTGACCTCGCCGGTTTCCACGGCTCTTTCCAGATAGTCCAACATGAAGCGGGGGCGGACGCCGAGGGTGGCGTCCAGGGTCATGGAGAAGGTGACACCTTGCAGATCGGGCCGGACAAACTCCGTGCGGTCCTTCCTCCCCACGCGGCTGTGGTTTGCGTAGGTGGCCGAGACGTTCCGGGAGAACTTCTCAAAGGTCAGTATCCGGCTGTCATTCGTGGAGAACACCAGGGAACCGCCCCAGCTGCCGATTGTCGCCATTGCTCATTCCTCCCTTCTTAATGCGGCCCACTGGTTTCGCCGTATGGCGCTGTGTGGGTGTGGCTGTTTCCGCTGATGCTTCCGGCTGTCACATCGGAATCCGAATGAATGACGCCGCCCGCCGTGACCTTGCCTGTCACGCTGACGTTCGGGCCGCTGATGTCGCCGGTGGCTTTGATGGTGCCTCCGGCTGTGATCTTGCCGGTGACGGCCAGGTCGCCGCTGACGCTCAGGTTGCCCGTAATGGCAACGGTGCCGCCCTGCAGCTTGACGATGCAGCCCCCGGCCACGAACTCCAGGGATTTCGCCTCTTCGTCATATCTCTCATAAGCTGCCCCCTGGGTGTGTTCGTACTCCCTGCGGCGGAGGCCAGCTTTTCCTTCGACGGGGCGGTGATCCTCGTGCCAGAGTGGGCCGAGAATGACGGCGGCGGTGCTGCTGTTGGAGAGATGGCCGACCAGCACCCGGTCCTCCACCTCCGGCATCCAGTATTCCCAGGCGAGGACGGGCAGTTCGATTGTGGTTGCGCTGTCCCTGTCCTCATAGGTGATCCGGGCGGTGCCGTTCTGGTAATTGACGCTGCTGACCTTGCCGATCCGCAGCACTCTGCTTTCGCTCATGGGCTGCCTCCTATGCGGGGTAGAGGTCCGACGCCTTGACGGCAGCGGTGACGGCGGTCCCGAGGCCGATTACGATACGATCATCCGGGAGGTTCCGCCCGCCGACCTGGATCACGTCATAGACCGTGGTGTAGACGAAGGACGCCAGCCCGCCGCCTGTGTAAGTCGTGGCCCCCTTGGTGACGCGGACCTTGTCGCCCTTCTTCCAGGTGGTGGCGCTGCTCTTTTCTTCCTCCGTGGTGGAGGCGACCTTGACCGGCTCTTCCGGGGGCGCTTGCTTCACAAACCGCTTTTCCACTCTCCGAAGATTGAGGGTGATTTTGGTCCCGTCGCCGATGGAGCGGGTGGAACTCTCCACGTAATACTTGCCGGAAAGCTGCCCCAGGCCGTTGATCTGGATGCAGTTGGTGGCGATTATGTTCCAGGCGGGGTCCCGGAGGGTGATCCGCAGGGTGGTGGCGCCTTTGTTGGCGTTGTTCACCTTGGCGAGAGCGATCAGGGTTGCCTCTGTCTGGTTATTTGCTGCATCGTCGCAGGTCAGGATACGGTCCCCGCCGCCGACCTCCACGGTGAAGGTCTTGTTTTTCTCCGTGTGGGTGTATTGGTACTTGACGCCGGTGTAGGTCCCGGCCAGCGTGGTGTTCCATTGCCAGTTCGGCTCGAAGTCTGCCTCCGTGATGGTCGCCACAACGGGCTTTCCCTCATAGACCGATTCGTCGAAAACAACCAGCCGGTCATTGTAGATTTTCATAGCGAGGCCGAAGCGGACCACGAGGTCGTTGTAGAAGGAGCAGTCGCTCTGCTTATCCTGCGCCACGCTCTCGATGGTGATCTCCGAGGCCTCATAGACCAGGGACAGGCCGTTCCTCTTGGTGATGGTCTGCCCGATCTCTTTTATTGTGGTTTTCTCGTATGTTTCGGTCCTCTCGGTTACTTTGAAACCGGAAGTGGACGGAATCGCCACGGCCTCGATGGTGCAGCGCAGAGGCCCTCCACGGAAAGAGAAATCGTCCACGATGAAGGTGCCGCATTTCAGCTTTGTGGTTACTCCGTCCCGGTCCCAATTGTGCCGGAGGATCGTGGGCTTTAGGCGGTCCCCTTTTTGGGGAAACCACCCGGCGATCCAGCGGCGGTCTTTGTCGTTCAGTTCGATACTGATGCTGTCGCTGGTGCCGGATGATACGTCGGTATATTTGAAGCTGGAGAGGTATTCCGCCATTTGGGCGGCGCTCTTCCCGTTGTAGGTCAGTTCCACGGTGGCGTGTCTTGCGGTTGCCATCAGTCTTTCCTCCAGTCGGGAAGGTCCGCCTCATAGGCATCTTCCTCCGAAATGTCCGGGATGGTCACGACCATGCCGGACGGAAACACCTGGTAATCCAGGAGAGGGAGGTTTTCCCTCTCCTGCATCAGCCGGTCCGCCTTTAGCTCATCGCCGTATGCTTTCCGGGCGATAATGTCCCAGGTGTCCCCGGATATGGTGGTATAGGTTGCCATGCTCTGCGCCTCCCTTTTAAGTGAAGCTCAGGCGGCCTTGCCGCTTGACCCATTCGTCCATCATTTCGTTGAACTCTTCCTGGCTCATGTGGCTTGCTTCGACCAGGTCCTCTTTGGTGGGGGCTTCGCCATAGAACTGATAGGTGGGCGAGAACGTAAAGTAGTACGGGCCGCCGCCGTCGTTCTGCGGGTTGCTGTCCTTATCCCCGGAGAGCCAGTCGGCAAGGTCGGACAGGGTGCCGCTGCCGGTACCGGCGACCAAGGCGTCCAGCCTGTCGGCCAGAGCGGCGAGGCCGCTTTCCTGCCCGCTGCCGGTCCCGTTTACGACCTCCGCCATGATGGAGCGCATCTGCGCCCACAGTTCCGAGAGCGGAAGGACCGCCTCTTTCCCGGCTTCGCCGCCGCCCAGGAGATTGCCTCCGGCTGCGCCGAAGATCTGAGCGCCGTCCAGAATGCCGCCCTCCTTATACCAGGAAATACCGAGGGACGGGATGCTGCCCTTCAAAAGGTCGCCAATCTGCCAGCCTGCGGGACTGATGGAGAAGTGCGGGAGCGGGAGCTTCGGCCACTTGAACTCGAAGCCGAAAAAGCCCTTGATGGCGTCGATGGCGCTTCGGACGGCCTCTTTGGCTGCGTTGATTTTGTCCTGGATGGCCGTGTGAATGCCGGAGAAGATATTGGTCACGGTGGTCTTTGCTGCGTTCAGCGTGTTGGATATGCTGTTCTTGATGTTGGTGAAGGTAGTGGATACAGAGGTCCACGCCGCCTGTGCCTTGGTACTGATGGAAGTCTTGACGTTCTCCCATGCCGTGGAGGTGGTAGTCTTGACGGCGTTCCAGACCGTTGTGGCGGTGGTCTTGATGGTATTGCTGACCGTGGAGAAGGTTTCCTTTGCGGCGGTGATCTTGTCACTGACGTAGGTCTTGACGCTTTCCCACGCCGTGGCCGTGGCTCCGCTGATGGCGTTCCAGACCGTGGTGGCCGTGGTGCTGATGGCGGAGGTCACGGTGTTGAAGGTTTCCTTTGCCTCCGTGATCCTGTCGCTGACGTAGCCCTTGACGCTCTCCCAGGCGCTGGAGGTGGCCGAGGTTATTGCCCCCCATACCTCCGAGGCCTTTGTGCTGATGGCCTCCGTCACGGTGGAGAAGGTTTCCTTTGCGGCGGTGATCCGGGAGGTGATAGCGTCTTTGACGCCGTTCCAAATGGAGGACGCGGTATCCTTCAGGGCGTTCCACGCCATGGTGGCCGTTTCCTTCATGGAATTCCAAAGTTGCGCCCCCGCCTCCAGGAATGCAGGGCCGATGGCGACAAAGCCCTCGATGATGGCGCTCAACAGGTCGCCGCCGACCTCCAGCCAGTCGATGCTGAATAGGCCCTCCACAATCCCCGCAATGAGGACGGGTATCTGGGCGATAAGCGTAGGCAGGGCGGAAATGAGGCCCACGGCCAGCTGGCCGATGATCTCGATTGCCCCGGTGATGATCTGCGGGGCATTCTCCACCAGGCCGGTAATAAGGCCGGTTATGAGCTGGGCCGCTCCGGCTACGAGCTGCGGCAGCGCCTGTCCTATTCCGAGGACCAGCTGCGTGACGATCTCCGCCGCCGCAATGAGCAGCGTCGGCAGGGCGTCCGCGATCCCGTTCACCAGGGCGTTGATGATCTCCAGGGCGCTGGTTATCAGGAGGGGGATGTTGTCCACGATGCCCTCCAAAAGGCCGAGGACCAGGTTCACACCCGCCTCTATAATGAGCGGGAGATTTCCGATCAGCCCTTCCACAAGGCCGACGATCAGCCGCATACCGGCTTCGATTACCATCGGCAGCGCCTGGAGCAGCCCCTCCAGCAGTTGGCTGGCAAGGCTGACGGTTGCGTCGATGATGGCCGGGAGGTTGTCGAGCAGCCCCTGGGCCAGCCCGTCAATGAGCCGGATGCCGCCGTCCACGATGGCGGGCAAGGCGGCGATCAGGCCCTGGAGGAAATTCTGGACCACGTTTCCGGCTTGCTCTATCAGGTCCGGCAGGGCGGCCAGGAGACCGTCCACCAGTTCGAGAACGATCTCCACGCCGCCGTTGAAGATGTAGTCCAGGCCGTCCATGATGCCTTGGGCCAGCCCATCAATGAGGGTCAGCCCTGCCGAGATAAGCTCCGGGGCTTGGCGGAGGACACTCTCCAAAACGACAAAGATGGCGTTTGCCGCTGCGGTGATAAGCTGCGGTGCTGCCTGTGCCAACCCTTCGGCCAGCTGAACGATGAGGTCCGCTCCCATTTCGACGAACTCCGGGAGAAACTCCGCGAGGCCGTCAATCAGGATCGTGGCAATATCCGCGAGGGCCGCCACTATGGTGGGGAATTGCGAGGTCAGTCCCTGGGCGAGGTTCTGCATCATGGTAACGGCTGCCTGGACGATCTCCGGGAGCCGGTCCACCATGCCGTCGAGGAACTGCGCGAACAGGGCGGCCCCGGTTGTCCAGAACTCCCCGTAATACTGAATAAAGCCTGCGAGGAACGTGGTTACAAGGTCGGCGGCGGCTGCTGCCAGCTGCGGGGCGTTTTCCTGCAGCCCCTGGAATAGTCCGTCAGTAATCAAAAAGACGATGCTCAGGAAATCCGAGGCGTATGTGGAAACCTCCAGCAGCACATCCGACAGGACGCCGCCGATGGCGGTTGCCATTCCGGCAAAGCCGCCCTCCGCCAGGGCGTCGGATAGCTTGTAAATCTCCGCCGTCCCGAACTGCACCACGTCCCGCAGCGGGCCTTGCAGGTTCTTATAGATTTTGATGCCGGTATCCTCCAGGGCGCTCTGGAATATGGCCATGTCGCCGTTGAGGTTGTCCAGCTTCGTGGCGGCCATTTGCTCCAGCGCCCCGTTGGCGTTGTTCAGCTCTTCCTCCAAAGCGGCCCACTCCGTCACGCCGTCTGCGACCTCGGTATTGAGGCCAGCCATAAGGTCGTTCAGGGCGTCCACGTGGGTCTTTCCGCCGATGGCGGCCAGGTAGGCGTTGCGCTCTTCCTCGGTGCAGCTTGCCAGGGCTGTGTTGAGCTGTCCGAGGGTCGCCTCCAGTCCGATGAAGTTGCCCTCGCTGTCGAATGCGGAAATGCCGAGGGCCTCCATGGCCTTGCCCGCTTTCCCTGCGCCGGTGGTAAGGTTCACCATTATGGCGTTGAGGGCGGTTCCGGCTTCGCCTCCCTTGATGCCTCGGTTTGCGAGGACGCCGAGGGCGGCGGCGCTCTCCGCCAGCGGGACGTTCAGGTTGTTCAGGGTTCCGCCGACGCCGAGGTATGCCTCCATGAGCTGTTCGGCGGTCTGGTTGCTCTTGTTGTTCGCCTTTGCGGCGACATCGAGGTATCCGGCCAATTCGTCCACGGTCAGGCCGAGGGCGGACATTGAATCCGTGACCAGATCGGACGTTCGGGCGAGGTCCAGGCCGGTGGCCTCCGAAAGCCGAAGGACGGAGGGCAGCCCCGTGATGGACTGCTCCACGCTCCAGCCTGCGAGGGCCATATATTCGAGGGCGGCTGCGCTCTCGCTTGCCGTCTTGGAGGTGGTGCGCCCCATTTCCATGGCGGCGGCTTCGAGGGCCGCATATTCTTCCTCAGTTGCGTTTGCCGTGGCAGCCACCGAGGACATGGCCGCCTCGAATTCTTTTCCCGTGTTGACGCTTGCGACACCCACTCCAGCGACGGCGGCGGCTGTGGCCGTGAACGCTCCGGCTGCAATCTTGATGCTGCTGCCGATGGCGTTCCCCATGGCTCCGAGGGCTTTCATGCTTGCGGACGCCTGGGCCACGGCGGCGGTGAAGCTGCTGTCGAGTTTTCCGGCGATCTTAATCGCCAGCTGATATTCTTTACTTCCTCCGGCCATGGATTAGCTTTGCCGCCTCCTTTGCTGTTTCGAGTAGCTCTCCC